ATGGAACGAAATACACTCCCTGCAGTAACAGAAATTGAAGTAATTTCCTCGGTATGGGCAGACCGCCAAGGCGAAAAGAGGGTGAATGAACTATTGAAGTCTGGTGAATGGGTGATGATTAGCACTTCTAGCGGCGTAGATAGAGACGGCTACCCTATTCATGAATGGGTAATGGGTAAGTTAATACAGCTAAGTTAACTTTCATTCGATACTTCAGGGGCGGCGATTAAGTGCTGCCCTTCAAAAATTTTATAGTAATGGCAAACCGCGCAGCTGCAAGCAGTACCCTCAGAACACGGAGGATTGAACGCAAGAGGGACTTACCATTTTCCATTTTGATAAGCAACACACCACGCCCTACCGAACGGCCAGATCGTAGACACAGGATTACCCTGATACCCAAACCCTGTTCCTTGGTTAATTTATCCTTTAGCCATTAAATTAAATATAAGCAATATTACATCACCACCTTTATCTATCTCATTTTTTAAATGGGTTTTTTATTATTTCGAATTCTTTTTTTAAACCACTATTGATAGACAAAGCTTTTGAACCTTGATTTTCTTTGCAATATGATTCTACCCAATCTTGTTTGGAAGATGAGAAAATTAACTCATTCGCTCCATCAAAAATCAATTGATTTATTTTAAGCTGAACAAAAGCCTCACACCTTTCAATATTTATTTCTAAGTCAGGTCGTTGCGCAGGCTCAATAGAAAGACATACGCGAGGAGAAATTGGAAAAATTGTAATTGCGCTAGGGTGTCCAGGGCCAATACCTGATGCATTACTCTTAGAAAAAAATGATACTGGATTGTCCGAACTTACAAACTCAAAATCATTACTAGAAATATGGAGAGTCCATTGTTTATTTAAGAACACCTGAGCAAGTTGACGTGCAAACTCAATCATGTACTCCAAACTTACTGAAGAATGAATAGAAAGCCTGACCGCTTCAAGGAGTCCCTTTTCATCAATCATCCTTTGTAATACTTCCGGAGGTTCAGGAAATATTTTAGCATCAAAACTAGATTTTAATGTTCTTACTGCAATATCACCCCATACATCATTTACTATGTTTCTAAATGCAGGTCCTCGAGTTTGCATAAATGCTATGTAATATGCTAGATATGATTTATCCTCTATAGAAAGATATACATATGGCATCGCCCTCATATTGAGGATTTTATTAATTATATCATTCCCAATTTTTTCAACCTCTGAAATAGAATCTTCAAGATCGATATGGTTAACTTCCCCAGCATCATCCAATTGGTAATAATAGTAATCCTCGCAACAAACTTTTTTGACTGATGAAGGATGTCTTAAATATTTTTTACTTTCTTTATCAAAACTCCAAAGCAGTGACTGTTCCCCTTTTATCGTAAAACGACGCAAATAGGACTGCGGAACATAGTGTTGATTTCTTTTTTTCTGCCTGTTGTTCATCATCATCCCTTCACGCTAGCTAATAAGAAATAATTCATTAATTTACAAATAGAATATTACACAAATTTCATCTTTACAAAATGGCTTGAAATCACCCGTAGCCCTCTCCACGCCTGGCTTAAGCTCATTTTTCTAACAAGCCAGTTTGATCTCCCTAACGATCAAATACACAGACAAAAATGATATAATTCCCTTTGTTTTCATCTGGATGCGTTTTCACTTCGATTCTTTACAGATCCAGAAAACTGAAATTTACTGAAATTCTTTTCAATCTTTTCAGTTTGGGAATGACGGGAAAAGCCCAGGCGCGGCGCGTCCTGGCGGGCTGGTTTGTAGAATTTTAAAACTGAAAAAAATTACCAACGCAAAAAGCGCAGGCGGGTGCGGTGTAGTGCAATTTCCGTCTGGTCTTGCTTTGTTTCGTGGACGCACGGCCGCGCTGTCTCACTCAGGCGGTTTGATCGTTTGAAAGGGTTCTGGGGGTTGAATCCAATGCTGCACGGCATTGTGTGCGATTGAGGGGGGTTATCTACAGGCAATAAAAAACCCGCACGCGGCGGGCTTTATCAAACGTCTATCTACGATTGAAATATTTATCGTCTAGCTCAAGTTGCTTTATCCATTCGGAAAGTTGCTCCTTTACAAGATCCCAATCATTTGGAGGCGTCAATTTTCGCCTACGTAATAACATTCCATTGACTGATAATTTAATCGGGGGGAGATTGTAGGCAGCACCATTCCTATTGAGACACTCAATTAATGCATTGAGTTCTTCTGGATTAGGTTCTTTCCCAAGTAGCACTTCTTTAAGATGCTCAATCATTTTGAAACCTCAATAGCGAAGGGATTGTTGAGGTTCCATTATATCATGCCTAGAATTTGCCCGTTGGAACGCAGGCCATTGAATAATAAGTACTAATATAATTAACCAATAACCGGATCGTATTTCTCTTTTAGCGTGATGGCCTTGGTGCCGGTGTCGGTAATCGCCAGAGCATTAAGCGGCGTGCCGGTATTGTTGTGAGTGTGCGCGGCTGTCAGCTGTGCCAGCTGTTTCACCACGTCCAGGGTATCAAGCATCAGTTGGCACACATTGACCGACTGGCTACCAATCCACACCACTGGCGCAATTACTTCCTGACGCACACCCGCCACGCTGCTGCGTAACATACCGACCTTCTCAATCAGCTGGCCAATCACGTTGGTTTCCGCATTGCCCTGGACACTGGCCACATAATTGGCCTGCGTGGCCAGGCTGTAATCTCCCTGGGCAATCTGTTGAATTGCACCGGCCAACAACGTGGCCTTGCCCAACACCGTGGTTTTGTCCGTGGCCTGCACGGTTGTTTCTCTGGCCACCAGCGTGCGGGTTTCATCATCGGCCGTGACAACCCGGCTCATGGACGTTTCACGGATAACCTGATCCGTCTGGCGTTCCCAATCGCCCGCCACCGTCACCCGCTGTGATACGCCATCACGCTGCTGTTGCAGCTGTTCGCCGGGCGTAACGGCGGGCAGGCTGTTGCCCTGGGCAAGGGTTTGACGGACAAACGGCTTATCGGCGCGGCCGCCGTTAAATCCGACTTCTACCAACGTGCCTGGCGGTGGGAATTGGAACATCCCGGATTCCCCGCCCGCCATTGGCAGCGGCAACGGCACGGCCGGATAAAGCGGCGTATCTTTTGCCGGATTGCCGTCTGCGTCTAACAGCTGCAAGTCCACGGCATAACGCGGCCTAAACGGATCGGCAATGTTCCCATTGCTCACGTCTTCGCTGGGCGCTTCCACCCTGGCGAACTGCGGCAGGTGCAAGCCGCTGGCCAGCTCTGGATAACTGCTTTCAACCTGGCGTTGAAGCGGGGTTTTCTGCAATGCCTGGCCGGTGGCTTTATTGCGCGGCGTCCAGGTGATTTCCATATCATCATTATGCAATCTGACCTTCGTCAATCGCTGACCGTTCACCTCTACGCCTGGACGTAAAGACTGGATCAGCGGCACGGTCATGGCATTGCCACCGGCTACGCTTTGGTTAAATTCGGCGGGGATTTCTACCGGCTTACCGGCAAACAGTGCATCAGCAGCTGCACCGACAAAAACGCCACCATCGGGCAGCTGATACCACACGTAATCGGTAATACTGAATGCTTTGCCCAGGTTGGCTAACAGCTGATAGCCGGTGCCGGAATGGGTGAAATGTGGGATCGGCGTATCGGCGTAGGACGCACCGCTGGCCAGCGTGAATTCCAGCCCGCTTTCCTCGGTCAGCCAGCCGGTGATTTGTCGCAGCGTGGGATGCTGAAAAGAGCACGGCCAAAGGCGCTCAAATATGCCGACCAGCTCCCGGACAAAAAGCCGCTGATAGCCATTTTCCGCAGGCTGCGAACGCTCCACAAAACCGGTAAACCATCGCAACACCAGATCGTGATAGCCCACGTCCAGGCGCACAAGTTTGCCGGTGTAATCTTCATCCGTCTGCGCGGTGATAAATCCCCGACCGCAGGCGTTTAATTCTAACGCCAGGTTTGCGTCCACCAGGTGCGTGGCCGCGCTCGACAAATACAACCGCTTAATGGGTTTCATCCCTTTACCCCAATGCTTCATTGACCGGTTTCAGCACTTTGCGCTCAAACCACGTCAGTTTTTCGTCACTCTCGGCCGCCGCGTTGCCACTTCCATTGGCACCGCCTGCCCCCTGTTTTGTTGCCGCCGTTTTACTGCCTGCGCGGGCTTCTTTCTTCTCGGCTACGCTGATTTTTTCGCGCAGGGTGAACGTGACCAGCCAGGCCATTTTATTATCCTGCTGCGGCGCATCAATCGCGCCGGTGAACGTCCCTTCACGAAAATTAATCGTCTGGGCGATCAGGTTGGCCACGCGGTAAACCTGCAATGAACCGCTGGCAGATTTTGCTTCTGCCAGCTCAAACAACCGCTTCAACGTGGCCGCGTCCCGAAAGGATACCGTCCCGGAAACGCGCAATTCTTTGGCCTTAATTCCCTGTTCTGCATTGGCCGTGCTCGATGACTGCCCGGACTGGTCTTTTTCCGCAAACTGCATCGTTGGCGTGACCTTCAGATTCATCAGCGGGATGGCCTCGCCATTAAGTGCGAACGTGGTTATCGTCATGGATCATCGCCTCCAACGTGGATAAATCAGCCCCGCTAAACAACGTGGCCAGGGTATACACCGAATCCTGGTTCGGGATGTTTTTGCGCAGCTCTCCGGCCAGGAACGCGCCGTTCCCTTTGGCCGTAAAAACCCACGCCGGTGACGTTTTGCCTTTCAGGGCGGATAACGCATCGGCCGCCGCCGCCAGGGCAGATCCCCGCGCCTTGGTGAAATCTTTGAGCGCAGACAGCAATCCGGCCGCGCTTGCCCCGGTTGCCGCCTCCGCCTTAGCGGCCGCAATGCGCTGGGCGTTTACCGCCAGGCGATTAGTGGACGTGGACAACGGCAACGCCGCAGGTAAACCCCCGGATAATTTTGCAGGGATTTGCATTTTGGTGATGGCCAGCGCGGCCGCTTCCTCTGCCCGGCGCTTTACCTGGGCAATCACCGGCAAGGGCAGCACGCTGGAATAATCGGACAGCATCGCCATAAATTCCCCGTGCGTTGGAGCATTGAGCATATGCACCACTACGCTGGTTTCACCGCTCAAGCTTTCCAGTTTTTTGGTCAGGTATTCCGTGGCGTTAACCGGGCTTAAATAACTGCTGTCGCCAGCGGCCTGGCCAACGCCATAAACCCACGGATGAACCGGCAGCACCGAACAGGTTAATGCGCTCATGTCCTCCGGGATGCTCAGCGTTGCCTTACGCCACATCGGTTGGCATCTCCGGCCAGGTAATATCAGGGGCTACAGATAAATCCAGGCGATTTAAGGCCACTCGGTATTTTTTCCATGTTGAAAGGGTCGCCAGTTCCTTATCCGTGGCTTCATCAATATCAACCGCATCTTGCAACGGTGCCATGCTCTCCGCCGCTTTTGTAAATAAAGCATTTCGCTGTAATTCGGCAGTAGCCACCAATTGCGCCAAGGGAACGGCCGCCCATTTTTTTCCGTTCCAGGCATATCCAGCTGACGGGGCGATTGAAACAACGCCGTATTCACCGGCCTTTGCCTTTTGATAAATCTCATCACCAAGGCTGTCACCCGGCACCGCCGTAAATGGCACAAACTCACCATTATCAGTCTTCACATCACAATCAATATATTTATTAATATCCGCTGTACGCGGCAATCTAATCTTTTTAGCCATTATCCTACCCTCAGCCACAATGTTGACCTGTGCGCGGCGTTCGTTGTTGTAGCAAATCCCATGCATCGCCATGTCCCGCCCAGTGTCCAGCCTACGGTGGAGCCATCGCCGGTGGCAGGCTGTAGTTCTGAACCAGAAACGAGATCGCCGGGGTTGCGGGCATTTACTGAATACGCCCAAACGTATGTATTTATTCCGTTAAAATCCGTAGGGTATGGCTGGGGATTACTTGGGCTGTATACGCGCTGTGACCTTTCGTAGATATACCCGCCCGTATTTATGTCACGCCCCGGATACACATCACCCGTACCGCTAAATGTTACCCTCCCCGTTTCTGCTGAATTGTTAGTTGTTACCGTACGGAAAATGAATCCACCAACGCCCCCGCCACGGTTATTAACGAAATCCGACTCGCCTTGACCGCCTGTTTCATTCCATCCAATAAACGTTCCCTGAACTTCTTTCCCTGGATTTGGTGGTTGGGTAGCGCTCAGATAAGTAGCATTCACATACCCGCCCACATTGCCACCAGACTGAGGATAAGCACCAATATTGCTTCGTGCCTGCTCTGCGGTTTTCGCGCCGGTACCCCCGCTGGCTATCGGCAGCGCAGTTGATAACGTCAGGCCATATGCGCCGGTAATCTCAAGACCGCCGCTTTCCATAACCCAGTTGTCAGCATTCCCCGTCGTCAGGTTTGACGCTCTTTTACGCAGCACCCATTTCCCGTTTGTTGCATCCCAAAAGCCAAAGTTACCGGCATTCGAGTAATTAACATTCATCAACGGATAGGCCGCGTCTGACGAGCTAAACTGACACGTTGCCTCATGTCGGTTGAATTTCACCAATCCGTTAAAATTGACCTCTCCGCCAACGGTCATCGCCCCGGCAAAGGTCGAATCCTTAACAACTTTCATGGTTTCGTTGACGGTTAAAGGCGTATCGACCGAAACAGCCGAGGTAAAAATATTCGCTTCCGGCCGGTTATACCCAATGTAGAGCGTCCCACCAATTTGCGTACCCGCGTCTTTCAGACTGGCGGACAGGGTAATATTGCCATTGTTATGATCACGCAGAATGACGGCATCATTACGCCCCCGGATCACTGAGTTGGCATTAGTAGAGCTAAGAGTCACACCCCATTCTGGCCGTAAAACACCGTTCGACACATGTACGCTATCGGTTTGCCCATCACAGACAATACGCGCCTTGATTGCACCGGCTTCGTCCCTGGCGTCCATTCGCATGACACCTTCACCTGTCGGATACACCGCAGCAGAATGGCCACCTAACGCCCGCCCCGCATGAGGATCGGTTTCAGTGAGCGTATTCGGCAAACGAAAATAAATATTCCCCATTGACGTTAACGATGCGGGCAAATCCGCCGCAGAAATTTTCCCGGCACGGCTTGTAAAAGACATATACGCCTCAAACTCTCCGGCGCGGAGCACACCCACCCGATAATTTGCCTGAATAGAACTGGCCACCTCAAGATTGGCCGCCATCTTCACGCTGGATGCAATGCTGGTCAGCTTGCCCAGGCTGGTGATATCTGAATTATCCCCGGACTTAGCAACGCCCAGCCGCGTTAAATCAGCCAATTCCAGGCTGCTGCTATCAAAAAACTTTCTCCACCCAAACGGCAGAGGGCTTGCACTCGTCTGTACCCATGCCCAGCCGCTTGCCTCTGTCGTACTGACATTGCCGATCCGCACGTAAATAGTGCCTGTACGGCAATGTAGATATTGCGTCAGCGCCGCACCGGCGTTGAACCAGCGGCGATGGCTTACCAACGTGTCAGCGGCCGGGAAGGTTTCCCCCAACGGGTGATCGCTAAAGTAACCGGCCAGCGTCACGCCGCCTGACAGGCTGACAATGGACGGATCGTAAAGCTTGGTCACCGTGGTGTTATCCACGTTAGGCATCACATTACTGATTGCGCCCACATCTGCCGGGGTCAGGGTAATGTCAGCGGTTAGCGGCTTTTTATTTACCGTGCGCGTTTTCGGTACGCCGTTGAGTGTATTCAGCGCCGCGGCCGGATCGGCAATGTCTCCCAGGTTCTTATCCCGGCGCAGATACAGACTGCTGCCTTTTGGGCGCAAATCGGTGATCACACCGTTGGCGTCAATACTGGCCAGGGCAAAAACGTAGTGCGCAACGCCGCTTTGAACGTAGTCTTTCAGCGTGGTGGCCAGCGTGAACTTAATCGCCGTTTTGTATTCACTGGTCAGTGTTCCCTGATAGCTCACATCCGCCCACACTGTCATCGGTTTTGTGGTCACGGTGATGTTGGTTTTTGCCGCCAGGTTGGCACGTAACCCGCCCACATACCCCAGCCCCGCCGTCACAAAAAATTGCGTGCCGGTTTTGGCCACTAAAAAGCCGTTATCGAAAAATGCCCCAGCGCCGTAAATATCCAGATTAGCCAGGCGCAGAGATTCATCCATACCGGCCAGGCGTGCCGTAAAATCAATCTGCCAGGTTTCGGCCGGTGTGCTGATCAACGTCTGGCTTTCTGCGCCGTTGTACTCCATCAGGAAAGAACGGGTTAACACGTTGCCCTGCTGACCGTTGGCATTCTTCACTTTGCTTTGCAACGGCGCGTGTACCACCATCGCCAGCGTGCCGGTGGCCTTGTTAATCAGCCCGATCCAGTTAAACGAGAAATCCCCCACATCCGCGCCCAGCGTCACCGAATACACGACGGCATTCAGATTAACCAGACCGGTCTTTTCAACAGCCTGGCGGTAAACAATTTGCGCCGCGGGCGGCACCACTTCGGCGCGGTTAATCGGGGCGTTAACGTCCAGATTTGGCACATTGGCGAATACAAATTCGTCCAGGACAACGGCCTGGCCATTAGTAGCCTGCTGCGCTTTCCATTGTTCAAAGGCTTGTGTAATGACGGTTTGTGACATGTTATTTCCTTATAACTTCGCGCCGAACGTGGCGGTTCCTGTTTCTGTCACGCCCAGACTGGCGGGGTAACAAACGTATTCGCCCTGGTTCCAACCGGCGCGAATACGCAGCCCGGACGTGGTGATCACTTCAAACTGATAACGGCGGCAGGTGCGGCCGTACTGGCGGATAATCTGCAAGAGCAAATCAGCGTTGTCAGAAATCTGACTGTCCGTCACCCGGACAATGATCACATCCCAATCAATGCCCGCTTGGCGTTCCAGCAATTCAACGTAGCCAATTCCCAGGCGTTCAAAGATGGCAATAAACCCGGAAACTGAACCCGCGTCCTGCGCATTGATGAACGCGAACGCCACACGCTTGCGAAACAGTGACAGCGGTTCACCGTTAAACCGCGCAATATCACGGTCATAGGCCATGAGGTTTAACAGCGGTTCGGCGCAGGTCAGCGGATCAAACTGCTGTAATGGCCAGGTCACCCACTCCGCAATCCCTGTCCAGAACTTCACGGCAGCTTTCAGAAATTTGGCCGGTTCGCCCCGGTTCATCCAGGACGGCAATTTCAGGCTTTTCATTTTTGTGGCGAAATCAGGCACCTTTCACCTCCACTTTCAGCGTGGCCAGACGCGGCACGCTCAGCTCACTGACGATATCGGTCAGGGAAAATGACAGGGATTCCACCACACCAAACTCCTTATGCAGCTCCCTGGCCAGATTGGAAAAAGAGAAGCGCGAATATGGCCAGGTACGCTTTACGTCATATTCGGCGTTTTGCCGGAATGCGCTGCGGATCAGATTGCTGACGCCGGAAATCAGAGCGGTGTTTTCTTCCGCCGTCATGTTATCCGGGTTGGTCACGTATACCGTAACGGTTAAATTGTGCTGCGTTTCCGGCATGGCCATGCATTGCAGATCGTCACCGTGGCCGTGATGCCCCTGCGTATTGATGTACTCATTCACGGCATCAATAAACGGCTGGGACGTCTCCCCACTATCAAGCAGCAAATAGGCGTTTGCCGTTCCGGCACCGCGCGGCGCGTCATGCACAAAGAAAATGCGATCCACACTCAGCCCGACCACGCCTGCAATCATGCTGCGATACACCGCATCGGTATGATAGTTGCCCACCAGGTTGAACTGATTGCGGCACCTGTCCCGTAAATCGTCGTCGGATTCTTCATCCGCGCCCGGCGCTAACAGCCAATCATCCTCATTCACGGCCTTACTGATACCGGCCACCGCCACCGGCAAAATACGAAAATAGCCGGGTGCCAGGTTGAAAGCGTTCCCGGCCGCCGTCGCCGTGACCGGGATCAGCGCACTGGCCACGCCCGCCGCCAGCGTCACATCCGCATCGACCGCCACCGCGTAGGTCACGCCATTAATTCGCTCGGTCTGGATAAGGGTTCCGGCCGCCACGGTTACCGCCTGACTGGCGGTTTCTTTGTAAAAGCGGATCACGCCCTGCGCCGCGCTGGCGGGCTTGGCCGTGAGGTTTACGCCCCAGGCCAGCATCCGCAACATGGCACCGCTGGCCGTGGCCAGGTACATATTGGCCAGCACGGTATTTACTAAAACATCTTTAATCCACAGCACGGGCGTGGTCACAATGGCGGTAATGAGTCGCCAGAACGGTGACATGCGGGACGTATTGGTAATCATCCCTTCCGCTTTCACGATGGCCGTAAACTGCTGGCTGATTTCGTCCTGCGTAACCGGCATTCCGCTTTCACTCAGCACCGCCTCAAAATCAATCGTCGGTTTCTCACTCATAATTCACCCCGGTGGAAATCTTGCCAAAGTCATACGTTTCCGCCGTTGCCCACAGGCGTTTTGCGGATTCTTCCGTGATATTCACCGTGCCGGGAATAATGCGTTCATCACTTTCAATTAATAAAATCAGCTGCGTGATCACATCGGCGCGTAATGTCGGACTACGCTCTGCCACTAATAATGTCGTCAGCCCGCTTTCAATAATGGCGTGGACAATATCCTGGGCAATGCTGATCCGGTTATTACACAAGCCCGGTTCATTACCTGCGTTCAGCGTAAAATCCCGCCCGGTTATCAGGAGATCGATATACAGTAAATCCGTCATTAATTTAATTCCTGCCATTCCATTAGCTCGGCCGGTGTTAATCCTTTGGAAGGATGAATATTCACGGTGCCGATTTGCTTACTGTTATCAATTGAGGTTTTCGCGTTGGTATTGATTTCCTTTTTCAAACCACCACGTTCCACACCTTTAACCACGCCACCCGTCAGAATATCGCTGCCGATGGGCTGCGGCGGCTGCGGTACAGGGGTTTTATTCCCTGCAACGGGGATTTGCCCCGCCACCCCGCTAAATCCTGGCGGCATACCCGCAGGCGTTCCCGCCAAGGCCGCCGCGTTAGGCATCGCGCTGGCCGGTGGCATTCCTTTTGGCGTTGCCGCCACAGGGACTTCTTTCAGCTCAATATTGACGCCGGGAATGTTATTTAACTTCTCAACAATCCAGTTGTACGTCCCGGTGAAAGACGATTTCAACGTGTCCCACAGCTTGCCGAATACGTCCCCGATCACGCGGGCAATTTTCTCAAAGGACTCCACCGGAGAATTGATATCAAAGGATTTAACGACATCAATCCAGCCTTTAATCACTATGCTGAACAAATCGATCAGCAGACTGACCGCGTTATACACCAGCTCAAACGGCGTCAGAATAATGCTGATTGCCCCCGCCACAATCCGCCCGAACGTTTCGCCCGCGCTGGTGACGTTGGTCAGCTGACCTTCCGTCATTTGGATCGGCGTCAGCAGGTTGCCAAACCAGCCCACCAGCATTTTCACGCCGTCCCACACCCAGCCCACCGCCTTGGCAATACCGGAAAATAAGCCACTGAAAGGCGACAGCGCACCGGCCGCCTGGCCGAACCCGCCGATAAACCCGCTCACAAACGCTTTAATAGGCTGCCAGAACTTAATCACCGCAATAACCACCGCAGCAATGGCAGCCGCGATGGCCACCACCGGCGCAATCATCAGCAGAAAGGACGCTGAACCCATGCGGGCGGCAATACTGGCGGCCAGCAAGGTGGCACGCAGACCACGCAATCCGGCACTGAATAACTGCGTCACGGCATTACTGGCCACCATCGCCAGCCGGTTAATCCCCAACAGCCTGGCCATTGGTGCCAGCAAACGCGTAACGCCCATCATCACGAACCCGTGAACGCCCATCACGATATTGGCGATTGCCCCCACGGCCGCAAAGCTCAGCAACGCCACCGTGGCATAACCGATCACGCGGGCAATGTTGGGGAACAGCCGCATCCAGCGCGTGAGCTTTTCGCCACCGTCCGCAATTTTATTCACCAGCGGATACAGCACCGGCAACAACGTAGAGCCGATGGCGGCACGCATGGCGAACCAGATCGCCGTCAGCCTGTCCCAGGGACGGGTCATTTTCTCAGCCATTTCCGTGGCGCGTTTCATGCCGTCATTGCTGCCCAGCTCGGTAATGTTGCGTTTCAGCAGATCAACGTTGCCGTAAAGCTGTTTAATCACCGCCGCGCTGTCACCAAAGGCGGCATCTAATTCAGCCTGTGCCTTGAGATTGCCCTCAATGCTCTTACCGTATTTACCCTGGAGTTTTTCCAGCATGGCAGGCATGGACAACATTTTTCCCTGGGCATCCTGGAAACTCAGCCCCAGCTTTTGCGCACCGGCTGCGGCACCGCTCAGGAATCCCTCATAAGAGCCGCTCGCTTCCGTGCCTAATGAGCGTTGCAACTCACCCAGGACGGCCAGCTGTTCATCCATCCCTACGCCATAGTTGGAACCGACACCTCGCGCCCCTTCCATGAGGTCTTTAATGGTGGCCATGTCCGTACCGAACTGGTTTTTCATATAGGCCATTTTGCCCGCCAGTTCTTCCGCAAACTGAACCTTGCCCACCTCGGCCGCGTAGCCGCTGAACTGGGTAAACATTTGCCCCATGAATTCTGACGCTTCCCCGGCCGTACTTTTCAGCGCCTTGGCGGCGGTATTGGCCACCACGGTAACGCGAGGCAATTCGGCGTTAGTCAGCCCGGCCACGGCGGCGTTGATATCCGCGGAGGATTTCACAAACTCCACCGCCGATTCCCCGTAGCGCACGCTGAATTTCAGGGCGTCGTCCGTGACCTTGGCCAGCGCATCATCGCTAATGCCGCGCGCGCTGGCTTCCTGCATCGCATCAAACATCTGAATGGCCGGATCCAATGCGGCCTTGATGGAGGCACCCACGCCCCACAGCGCAGCGGCACCGATGGCCACCTTGCCAAAGCTGGCCGCACTTTCCTGAGCGAACCCGCTCACAGAGGATTGCACCTGGCGAAGTGGGCGCGTCATGTTGTCAATTAAACTGAGTGTAAAATCTAAATCAGCCATTATTCGCCTTTAAATGCCAGGGCAATGCCATTTGCTACAGCTATGCGTTGATTATCCCAATGCCGGTTATCCAGCCACACGGCGCGGGCTAAGTTTTCGGGATCGTCATTTTCATGCGGTAAATAATGGCGGCGCAAAATCAGGTATTGTTCCAGGCCATTATTTTCAATTGCGCGTACCCGCGCCGTTAGTTTTTTAGTTCAATCTCTAATTTCGGCGCGAACTGGTCATTCACGAAACTGCAAATTTGCAGGGCAGAACCGGGAATATCCAAAATGGTATCCAGCGCTTCTTTGCATTCAACGTGAACAATGCGGCGCAGATAGTTATTTGCCGGTGCAACTTTATTATCCATCGCCATTTCGTTAATGAATTTATTATACGCGGTGGCGTTTGGTTCAAAAGTCAGCGCGGTGCCATTTACAGCCATAGTAATTTTGCTCATTGTTTTATTTCCTTCCGTTGGTTTATTTCGTCAACTAATTGATTATGACGTGCCGCACACTCTGAATATTGCGGCGTGAGTATTAATAAGGGTTCGGTAATATCTTTACCCGTTAGACCTTTAATGCGCGGGAGTTTTTCCGGGCATTTGGTTAACAGATTTTCCTGATAAGGCACGTTCGGCTTTGTCGGCGGCGGCGTTGTACAGGCTGACAAAATCAGCAGACACGCACACATTAGTAAACACCGGCTTAACCACTTCCGTGCGGATTTCCACAGGTTGCGCATTTCGCAACGCCTCCAACGTATTTTCAAGCTTGCGGCCTGACTCACTGGCCATCTGCTCACCGGCAACGCGGGAGGCTTCCCCCGCCGCGTGTGCGGCATTGTTGATCACTAATTCCAGGCTATCGCTGTACCAGGTATTCACCTGCCAACCCGCTGCGAACGCAGCCAACAACGCCAGGGCGGCAATCACCAGCTGCTTTCCCATCATTTCACCCCGTTGTGTTCCAGGCTGAAATGGTTGCCGTCCGGGCGGCTTTTGAATCGACCGCCCCACACGCCGCCCAAGGATTCCCAATATTCACCCAGTGGCGTATACGCCTCGGTACTGGTCTGGTATTGACCGTTGATGAACAGGTTAAAATCCACCGCCAGACGCTGCGTGTGCAAGCTATTGGCAATGCCCGCGCCGCTTTTGGCATTAAGTTTGGCCTGTTCCGGCGTGCGGTAGGCTTCGCCAAAGGTCAGCCGGTAACCGTGATTACCTGCCCACTCGATCAGTTGGGCAATCAGCTGCGTGAACAACTGTTGTTTTTCGCTCAGTGTCATTTAAGTTTTCCTTTCCCTGGTAAATAACGACTTCCCTTTTTGCGTAGCCAGATTTCAACGGCCTGGTGGCCAGCAATCCCCAGCGCGGCACCCAACCCCGCAATGGCCAGCGGGGAAATATCCGGGATCCAAATCAGCGCCGCCGCCGCCACCATTGAGGTGGCAGAACCCAGGATAATGCGACCAAAAAACAGCTTTCCGGTCATTGGCTCACTGCTCACCAACATCTGTCCCAGGGCGATAAGTGCGCCCAGCAGGATCAGGCTTAACAAACTTTTTTCGTGCTCTTGCATCCGTGCAATGTCCTTATCCGATCAGGTTGCGGGTATCTTCATCTTCCAGATACGGCACGCCGTTAATGCGCACAAACTGCGGGCTGGTGACCATATATTTGATTTTATGGCTCAGCGTGCTGCCGCCTTTCGGATCGTTATCCAGAAGGTTGCTCACCACCAATTTGCAGCCAAAGGCTTCAATTTTCAGCTCTTCACTACCGGCCTTGGCGTAGAACATCAGATCCACCGGGTCAATACCCCGCCATGAACCTGCACGCCGTGCAATGGCGGTCAGCTGCGTCAGCACTTTGGTAGAGATTTCAATTTCACCCTCGGCCGCCACATCCCCGGACACATGGCCATCAGGCACACCCTGAGTAGATGCCGCCGCCGTGTTATCCGTGATATCCAAACTGACCTTTTCAATGTGAACCAGGTCACCATCAATACGCACATCGGTGGACTGGCCTGAAATACGTTTCATCGTTAATTACTCCCTGTCAGGCTGGTGTCCAGCAACAAGCTCACCGTGATGCCTTTCGGGCATTCATACGGACGGATCACGATATACACCGCCACTTTGGTGGCTGACAGCCAGGTGATCGTCACATCATCATCCTGCGGCGGCTTCACTTCGCCGGGGAAGGTGATGCCGTTAATCTGGCTGGAAATCGACATCTCACGCAGCACCTTGGCAAAATACGCCTGGTGGGCGGCAATGCTGGACGGCGTGCTGTTTAACGAACGGTCGCCAATCTTCGCAATCGCCTGCAAACGCACGCGACGGGCGGCTTTATCGGCAATACGCAGGTACTCAATCGCCTGGTAATCACCCCCTTCCGCGTCCAGCGTTACGCCATCTGCCCAGTAATACCCGTCATAATCTGCGTACCACATTGGCACGCTAAAACGCTGCGCCTGCAACGCTTGCAAGGTGGCCAGCTCCAGCGCCGCGCCGGTGCCATCTACCGGCATTTCATCACTGCCTAACGACACCAGCGCCCCGGTTTTTACCCGCGCCGGGCTGTCAGCAATAGTCACCGCACGACTGCACAGGCGACCAGCCAGCACGCCAGGCTCATTGCCGAACAAACGCGGCACCAGCTGCACGGACGGGGCAGAAATCTGCTCCTGTAAGACCACCATGCGAACCAAATATTCTGCCCAATCTTCCTCGGCCTGCGGTGCCTGCACGGAAAGAATGAACCAGTTCCAGCGTGAGAAGTTGGCCAGCAATTTGGCACGCAGCTCCGCCGCTTTGTTGATAGGCGTTTTCGTGGCGATATCATCCAGCAACACCACACCTTCAACAGAGCAAAGGGATTGCGCAGCCAGTACCGCATCCACCCAGGCATTTTCCCCGGCATCATCTGCCAGCACATGCACGTAACCGTTCCAGTTGGATCCGGCGTTGAGCATGGCCGCGTTCACGTTGCTTTTTAAAACGCTGTCCTGTGCGCCCAGCAGCGCGTCAAAATCACTTTGGGTATTCATCGCCAACGTTTTGCCCGCGTTGATTGTCCCCGTACCGACATAGAGCACCACGCGCTCAATCTCGTTTGTTTCACCCTGTAGCTGATTGACCTGATTTACATCGACCGTTGGCCACGTCATAACTTCCCCTTAGTGTCCTGCGCCTGCGCCAAATCCGATGCCCTGGAGTTGCCGCGCTAACGCTTTATTAAAATCGTCTTCCGTGATGCCCAGGAAAGGACGGGATGGGACATCGACTGACCAGGAGGCTTTCGCCGCTTTCCCCGATAATGTCCGGATCAACAGCCCGGCTTTGGCCATCGTCAACCCTTCCTGAATTTCTTTAAACGGCGGCTTTCGCCAGCGCTTACCCTTTTTAACCTTGTACCCCAGCGCCCGAAGGCGTTTGGCCTGTCTGAGACTTGCGGGCAAACTCTCCGCCCTGCCTTTGCGTTCAACCTGACGACGGCTGACCGTCACATTCATGCCGTTTTGTTGGGCGTAACCCACCGTTCCCGCCGCCACGCTCTTTTTGCCATTGCGATACCCGCCGCCGCTCAGGTAAATCCGCACCCCGTCGATTTCCGGCATTTCCCGTATATGCAGCAGCTTGGGCATATTGCGCAGCATCTTGCCTTTGCGCTTCGTCTGGCGTCCCTGCCATTTCTGGCCATCCGGGCTGGCCTGATTTCTGACGTTACGTTTAGCAGCCGGGATCAGTCCGTATTTCCCCAGCCGCCACATCAGCCGTTTACGCTTAGCCGGGGGCAATTCCAGGCTGTCCAGCTGTTTACGTACCGCTTTGAGCTGCGCCCGGTCTAACTCACCCCGGATAATCATTTTTCACTGCCCAGCGGTGCGCCTTGTTCATCAACGCCGTACACCACGGCTTCACTGGCAAACCAAATAGTTGGATCCGCAAGTCGCCATTGCCCCCCGTCCAGGGGGATATTGCCTTTGACGTCCTTCACCAGGTTTAACGCTTCCACCATCGGCAAGGTGATAACCACCACGGCGGTTTCCTCATCCACCAGATCGATATCAAAGTCGGGTAACTCGGTGTCTATGCCAAATTCTTCAAACAGTTCCCGGTCAGACTCCATCAGCCACACCAGCAGCAACGCCGCCAGGTTGCGCGGGTCATACAGCCGGTACGGGAATCTGTCCCAGGCCAATACCGCGTTGTAGCGGATCACCGCCAGGCGGTACTGTTCCAGCCCTAAATCCCGTTGCGCGGGGATAAAACTCAGTTCATCCATGTAGCTGGAAAAACCTGCCCCCTTGAACGTCCTGGCGGGCATACTTTTTGTGATGAAATCACTCAGCACATCCAGCTGGCTCATATCTTCCTCACCGTCACGCGGCGCAATCCTTTGATTGCCCGGATGATGATCGAACCCTCAGCCAGTAACCCGGCGCGGGTTTCCGCGCTTTCCTGGCCTGGGTGCGACTCCCTGCGCCCCTGGCTTGCGAACTCAGGGATCAAATCGGCCTTTGCGCGGGCAAACACTGCTTTTTTGTAACGAGCACAAAG